CAATAACTTCTCTTTTAATTAACATGCACCCTGTAGGAGAGTCTGTTACTTCCATTATACCTTTATCTAATTTTATATCATTAGGATTAGGAACTTTCATCGGATAAGTGTGTAAAGCTTTTCTAATATCATCTGGTGTTTTTATTTTACCCTCTTGCATTTTTCTAAAAGCTTTGTCCCACATTAAAGTTTTCAATGGATAGGGCACAGATATAATATGTTTATCTGCCTTAAGCATGGTAAATATAGACTTACCTTGAAAATATATATCTGAATCAATAAATAATAAATGAGTAGCTTTAGATTCAAGAAAACCAGCAACAGACAAATTTCTTCCTTGTGTTACTAAAGATGATTTGACTAAATGAAAAGATACTTTTAATTTTTTATAAAAACATTCTTTTTGAAATTCTATTAAGGCTTGAGTGAAATGAATTGAAACATCACTGTGAACAGGTGTTGCAACAAAAACTTCAAAATTTTTAAATTCGTCCTGTTGTTCTTTCCATAAAGGCTCAATTGCTTTTTCATAATCTGATTGTGTTTCTATACTAACTTCTTGTAAAGTTTGGTATGTATCTTCGTTTATATATTTATTGTTTGACACGTAAGGCTCCTTTCAAAAAGTTTTCCCATTCCATACCTTTTTTATCCCAACTATAAAAATTTTTATAGTATTTTTGTTGTTCATCTAAATGGTTTTGTATTGTATCTGTATGGAGATAATTAGCACAAATATCTATTGCTCCTGCAAAACTACTTGCTAGAAGTTCTAAATTTTTTGTATAAGTAATATACACAGGCCATTCTGCACAAGTCTCTGGCAGTGCTCCAAAATTTGTTGTTATTACATGAAGGCCTGCTGCTAAAGCTTCTAGTGCTGATGCACAAAATGTTTCTTCAAAAATAGATGGGTACACAAAAAGATCATAATCAGACATGTGTTCTAAAATATACTCATGAGGTTTGTATCCAATATAGTTGACATTCGGTAATTTCTTAGCTTGTTCAAATAAAGCTTCTGTATCTTTATTTGCCTTTGAAGCAAATTCACTACCATATATTTCATTAGAACTGTAAACATCTAAAGTTACATTTGGGTTTTTAATAAGTTGCATGGCCAACATTAAGACGTTTAACCCTCTCCATGGAGTGCAGTGATGAATTATTCTTATTGGGTCTCCTTGTTTGTATATTTTTCTTTTTGGAAAATTACTTGCTCCATTTTTAATGATTACTGATTTGTCTTCTGGTATTTGAAAAAAATATCTAAATTTTTCAAAAGTCCAATGTGAATTAAAAACATACCAATCATACTCATGATGCCTGTCTTTATTTCTAAAAAAATTTTGTAAGTTAGGTTGATCCCAAGAATTTTTTTGCCACAATATATTTATTTTATTTGGATCAAGTGGGACTTTACCTGGTATTGATGTACATATTTGAAATTTATTTAACAAATCTTTAGATACATACTTTTCTAAAAACTCGTGTTGTATTTCTGTTGCACCTCTAGGTTCCATTATTTTTTAGTTAACGCTCCCATTTCACCAATTCTCGTAACTTTAATTTCAAGGTCTTGCCTAAAATCATCCACAGTAGTGTCAGTATTGGGATCAGCAACATCAGCATCAAAATCAGCTTTACTAGCATATACTTTTCCCGTTCTTTTATGTTTTATAATTTCAGTTGCTACAGCAGGGATTTTAGGTAAATCACTCATTTAGTTCTCCTATTATTTTTGTCTTCGCCCCTGTCTATTATATTTTTTATTATTTTGCAATTTCTTTTTTTTATTAGGAGTTTTACAATGTCTTCGAGGCCTTTTCCTAGGCTTATCTCTTTCAACAAAATCTTTAAATTTTCTAGCCATTTTCCTGTGATCTATCTATTTGAGCATAACTGATAGCACCTTGGATTGTGTTACTTCCTGTTGCTGCTTGCACTGTTATTGCATCTCCTGCTTCTAGATTCAAACCTTGTGGAGTGGCGTTTATCTGTGATTTTGCAGCCACATCATCTCTAAAAAATTCATACTCTGCACCAGAGTCAGATGAATCAACTAAATTCATATTAACTAAAATAGCTGATGAAGCATCAGTATTACTACAATAAACACTTTTAACAATTACTGTTGCATCACTAGGGCAAGTGAATACTGTAGTCTTGCCTGTACCTGCTTGTTTAAAACCTTGATTTTTATATTTTATAGTCATGATAAAAAGTAATTAAAAGCATCCTGTTCATTTTTAAGTTCTTGTTGATAAGAAGTGTTTAACTTATCTTGCATCGTTCGTAAAGACTGAGTCACTTGTCTTTGGTTTTCTTCAGTATATACAGATGTGGGCTCTGGTATTACTATATCTACTCTAGCCATTATCTCATACCATCTGGTTGAACATCTACTCTAAAAGTACCATATCTCCAATTTTGATCAGTAGAAGTATTTGCAATTTTAATACTTGCAAATCTAGACCTAGCCCTGGTGTCTACCTTTTGTGTAGATCCGGTAACCGTGAATGGTCCAAGTGGAGAAGATGCTTCCGTATCACTAGGAAAATCTCTTAACAAGATAGTTACTTGAGCGTTACCTTGTATAAGTTTAAAATCTGGAATAAATCTTCTCATACTCATAAATCTTTGCCCCTCACCATCTACTGATAAACTAAAATCTCCCGATTCAATAAAAGCTTCAATGGCTGTTTTATTACCAGATGTATCAACTTGGTCTGTACCTGTTTCATGACCATAGTAAAGTGTTCCTCCATTAATATTAGTAACCCCTTGGACAAGAGGAAAAGTTGGAGTTGTAGTTGAATTAAATTCAGTTGCATATGGGACATCATAAAGATTTGCATCTACCCAAGTAGTTCTAGCTAAAGATCCAGTTGTCCAAGTTCCACTTTGATAATTATAAGTTACACATCTATCATTAAAATCTGATCCTGCTTTAGGGTAGAACCAAGTTAATTCCTCATATAAATGGTTTAAACCAACATATATTGATTCACCGTTTTGATAGTTAACTCCAAGGTTATCGCCTTTACTTGTAAAAACAAAGTCTTCAACTTGGCACGGTAAGGATTTAACTGTACCATCAAAAACAAAGAATCCACCAGATTCACCCATCCAATAAACTGCTCCATTAACATATTTTATAGAATGTTGACCTATAGCACCACAATTAGAACCAACTTGTCTAATAGAAAAAGTAAACGGTGGACCAACAAATTGAATTACGTAAGCTGAATTATCTGTTAAAACAAGGGTATAGTCTTTACCTTTTACGGCTCCTACTATTTTTGTTCCTGCATCTATTCTAAATGTACCTGCAGTATTTATTGATGTTGGTATGTAATCACTAATATCTTCTTGATCTGAAAATCTTATAAACATTTTATCTTGTGTGCCACCGCTACCAATTGTTGTCTCTGTACCTAACATTAACAAATGTCTATCTCTATCTGATACTAAAGACATAACTGATCTTTCTGGTGCACCACTTACCACTGTTGCTCTAGTAGTTAAAGCGTTAGGATTAGAATTTATTGGGTTCCACTCAAAAGTTTTGCCATTTTTAATTGTAGCAATTAATTTTTCTCCAAAATTATCTAATGACCAAGAAGCAGGATCAATTGTTAACGTAGAAGACAAGGAAGCTACTCCCCATCCAGTATAGTATTCAACACCAGATCCAGATGCATGAGCTGATCTAGTACCTGCAGTCGCTCTAGTAATTCCTGTAAGATCATTTGTAGATATACCGGTATAAGAAATAAACTCTGCTCCAACTTTTACTGTGCCAGAAGTTGGAAATCCTGTTGTTGACGCAAGTGTAATAGAGGTTCCCGATCCACCCGTACCTGCAGTATCATCTAATAATGCTCCGTTCAAGGTTCCAAATACTTGTTGTCCTCCTCCCCATAATCCTGTTCCCCAACCAAAACCATAAGTAAAGCCTAAAGCACCTGCACTTACATAGGGGTTAATTGTTGCAGAGCCACTTCCGTTGACCGTGGTTCCTGCTGCACTCGCCATTGTTATAGTAAACTCATCACTGTTTGGGACAGTAACAACTTGAAAAGTATTTGTCGTAAAATCTGATGCAGTGTATCCCGCACCTGTTGGAGGAGTCACAGAAGTAAATGTAAATAAGTCACCTGGTTGTAAAGTATGTGAAGCTTTGTTGACAGTAACTGTTGCTGACGTATTAACTG